GGATTGGGTCTTGGTCTGGGTATCCAAGTCTTGGATCTAAATTCAGGCCTCTAAAATTATAAGATAGATTACTGTTCTGTACAGGTGTCTCGTCTAAATATACAGATTTTAATCCGTCAACTAGACCTTGAATTGGACCTTCTGAAACAAGATCAACAATTCTGAGTATACTCTTACTTCTTAAAGTATTTGGGTCTTCAACAGGACTTCTTTGCTCTCCACCAGATCCTTTTTCTTTTCCTTTTCTCCCAGTAATATGCGGCTCAAGTCCCAAGCCTCCGTTATGGAATCTTATCTTGTTTACTATTACTGTTCCATTTTCTGTTATAACACTATAAACATTTCCGTATTTAATCTCTGAAACAGAACAAAGGGGAACAAGGTGGCTGTTAATATCGACACCAGCATCTTCTTTTGTTAGAGTTTGTATCTCAACAAATGTATTAAATTGATTTAAGATCCAATGATTATCAGTGACAGCTACTTTCTTGTTCCAAAGAGTATACTCTCTGTATTTTTCGTTTTCGTGTTTTCTGATTTCTAGGATTTTAGTTTCTTCTAGTTCCCCAGAAGAGTTAAAAGAAAGAACTACGTCACCAATTTCTAAAAGTTCAATCTTTCTTTGGTTATTTTCAGGAAGTTGAATCAAACAACCTTCTGCGAAACATCCTTTTTCTCCTTTTAAATTATTTCTGTTCATGGTGTTCCTGGTATTATCTTTAATGTTGGGACATAGGTGCTATTTACACCAAGTTGTTTCATGCGTTGTTGGTGAGCTTGCCAAGGATTATAATTAGAGTTTGCAGGCATTCCAGGAAAGAATCCTGTACTTAATCTTGAAGTCAAGAAATCAAAGGTTCCGACTGGTTTGATTTCTGAAGCTACTGGTGGACTTGTCTGGGCTATCTGAGCAATGCTCATCCCAGAACTTATAACTATAGAACCAACTCTCATCCGACCGTAAACAATAGGAACAGCAACTCCTTGTGCAGTTGTATTGGTTGGACCATCAAAAAGAAAAGATTTTCTCTCTTCTGCAGAATCTCTTTGTCCGTAATCTGAGGGTCTTACTTTTTGAGATCCAGCTATTAGCTGAGAAGCACCAGCTAAGACTAAAGCACCACCCAAGAGAGCAATCTGTCCGAAAGTAACACTAGATCCCGCAACGCTGAAAGCAGCAGCACCAAGACCAGCAGCTGGTGCAAATATCACAGCTGCTGCTATTAAAGCTATGCCCATGACAGCTGTCAATATTGCTTTACCCACGCCACCTTTCTTCGCACCAGCAACAACAGGAACTAGGTGAAATTTTTCTTCTTTTCCAAATTCTAAATTAACATAATCTTCAGATATATTTTTCTTCCCTCTGTAGAGAAAAAATTCTCCTGCCCGTATATCTTTCTCAAAACCAGGAATTTGTAGACAGAGAGCTCGAACAGCTTCTCCGGGAGTTAGAACATCAAGTTCAAATTGACTACCATATTTTTTCCCAAGCTGACCGTGGAGGATTATTTTTTTCTTAGCCATTTTTGTATCAGTAACCTCCATCTATGAATCGGTTCAGACTTACTTAACCTAGATAAGTCCACTGGGCATGTAGAAGTTAGGTGGTGTAAAATCTTTTCGTTTCCTAAATAAATTCCACCGTGATTTATTCTACTTGATCTTATTTTAACTAAAAACACATCTCCTCGTTTAATTTCTGATTCTGATATTTCTTCAAATCCAGCTTCAGTAAACTTATCCAAGTACATGTCTTCATTTTCCCACCAGCCCCATTCTCTTGGAAAATCAGGAATTTCTATTTTGTATTCTTCTTTATAAAAATCTCTTATTAATGAGTAGCAATCATAGACACCATAGACATATGGTCTACCGACAAGAGGTAATTTTTCAATTTGATCCCCAAACCAAACCATCCTGGAGCAATCTTTTCCATTTGTTGTGATTATAGCCCAGGGGATTCCCATGTTTATTTGTGATTCCATGTCACATTTCGAAGGAAATAATTCTCCGTCTGGGTGGCTGTGTATTAGTGCTTTTAAAGGTGTAACCGAATCCATTCGTCTAATTTCAAACGATTCACTCGGTGTCTTAGAAATATTATCTAGTTCTATCAAACTACCGTCTAAACGGACTCCAATTACAGCTTCGTTTGGATATCTATTCTTCACTATTTTATGTATTTCAATTTCGTTCATCTAACTCTCGCAGCTCCCGGGAACGCTCTTGTTGGTAAAATCCCATTTTCTCCGAATCTCTTACGACAACCGGAAAGCTTTTTACTACAAACATCTAACATCGGATTGCTTATTGCTACATCATTGGAATTGTAATACCTTGCTTGGTCATACGGACAAGTTGCTCCAGCATAATTAAAATCGTTTGTTCCTAAGTCCCAAAACCTGTATTTATGGCTACATGCATCCCTCAGAACTTGTCTCCTTGGTAGCATTATTCCTTCTTGATCCATATAAGTAGATAATTCCCATTCAATAAACACTTTATTCTGGTTAACTTTTCTTTCAACTCTATAAATGTCAACAGGAAATTTAGCTTCAGGATCTGGGTTAGTTCCCTCATCTAAAAATTCTTCAAAGGTTCTGATTCTTGTAACAGTCGCTCCAAGAAGATCGTCATAACCAATAATTAAACTATAGATTAAACTGACAACAGACGATATTTTTAAAGTTGGTCTTGGGAGAGTCCCTTTTCCTGTCCATTCAAATCCTTGGGCTTCTATGGGAATTGGGGTGTAATCCTGTCCATCAAATCTCACAAAATCTCCGTCCATAACCCCAGGAGTTAGGAACAAAACCCCTGCATTAAAATCTGATAAGTCTATTTGAAAGAGTGTGACAATCTTACCAACTCCTGATTTTTGAACTGTGCTCTCAATTGTCATAAATCAAATTCCTCTCTAAAAACAGCCTTCACATTGTAAAGATTATCTCCTGGGGTTGGTGTTGGTCCAGTCCACTGTTTACACGTCCAAATTTTTGCAACATCTTGTCTTGGGGGTGTCCAGTAAAAAGCATCCCACCCTCCTCGAGCCTTTAAGAAATCTATTATTATAAATGCGTCTACTTTGTCTAGATTATTCCACTGAACATCCCAAGTTTCTCTGATGTGGTTTATACCATCAGCAGCTCTTTGTGTATACCCGTCGCCAAACTCAGCTTCCAACACCTTTAAATCTGTTTTAACACTGGTTCCGTAGTGGGCTGGATAATTTGGAAATGTTTCTACCATTAGTTAAGCATACCTCCCTGTCTCTTCTCTTTTTGAATAAACTCAGCCATCTGTATTTTAATCATCTTTTGAACTTCGCCAGCAATTGTTTTACCATATTCCTCATCTTTCTCCTTGTTTTGTGATCCCCCATTAACCACCACATTAACACTAGGAGCAAAAACACTACTTCCACGAGAGCCGCCAGCAATTTCGACACCAAGTCTACCATCTTTATTTCTCCTTAAAGGCATAATAGCTTCTGGACCTGCTTCGCCCATTAAGCCCATCCCATTCGCCATTGGGAACATAGTCGGTTGACTCACAACACCACCAGAAGCGAAAGCAGTCACACTTCCTTGATTAATAACACCGCCATCTGCGAAAGCACTTAGGCCAAAAGCCTTCATTAGTGGTCTAACAATGGCAGCTTGGATGGCTATCCTTATTAAATCAGCAATTATACTTTTTGCCAAAGAAGCAAAATCTGCTTTACCTTCTGTCACAAAACTTGTTAATGCATCTCCCATCCTACTAAACGCATTACCAACAGTATTCTGAACACTCTTGCCAAAATCGTCACCATCTTTTTTAATACCCATGAACTTATCTTTGGAATCAGCTAAGTCTTTATTCAAATTTTTAATGGCCTGATTATAATCTATTGTAGATATCTTACCAGAATCCAGAAGTTGTTTAAGTACAATTAAGGACATATTGTACTGATCTTGGTTTCCTTTAATCTGAATAAGTAATTGAGATTTTAATTGATCCAGTTGTTGTTCTTCCTGCAGTTTAGTCACCAACTCGCTTCTTTGTTGTTTCTCAGCAGCTGTTAATGTTATCCCTTGGGCTTTGGCTTGATTTTCTAATTGCTGAACAGCTGCTAGACCTCCTC